CTAGCTTCTAATATACGTTGCCATAAATCCCTAGCTAATATACTATCTCTTACAACTTGTGTATCTGGATCTTTTAATTCCCAAATAGCATTAGACTCTACAGCTTGCATAAACTTATCTGTTACGTTAACAGCATTAAATAAATTAAAACATTTACGATTAGAATCACCACCAGTAGGTAACTTAAAGTTAATAAACTCCACAATATCTGGGTGAGACACATCCATATAAGCTGCATAACTACCCTTTCTAGTTTTACCTTGCTTATAAGCTGTCATTTGAGAATCAACAACTTTTAAAAAGGGGATCGGCCCTGGTGCTTTGTCACCGACAGCCCTCACATCTGACCAATGACCACCGACCCCACCACCTTTAACAGATAACCATGCTACTTCAGAGTTGTGAGATATTAAATCTTGTAATGTATCACCTACATAAGTTAAGAAACAAGATATAGGTAAAGCTTTCCATTTCTTACCTATGTTAGGTGCATTACTAAGAACAGGACTAGCAAACATAAACCATCTTTTACTAGCATAATCATATATACGTTGTGCAAAATCTAAATCATCTTCACAATATGCAACAGATGCTCTAGCAAAAGCTTCTTGAGGAGACGTCTCATGTTCAAGCATATAATAATCTTTTAATAATTCTTTAGCTTGTTTAGATAAATCTGTATCTCTTGTATAACAAATATTAATACCACAATATTTAATAGTATCCATTAGTAAATCCCTTTATTGCTCTCTAATAAATCAATTATTTTTTCTAAATACCATTTAGCTTTTTTTGCATCCTCTAATGCTTTGCCTTTATGCCACATTCTTAATACATATTTAATTACATTACCTTGTGAGTAACCTATTTGAGTTGTAGGTGCTTCATCTATAGCATCATCTATAACTTCAATAGTTTCATACTTACCTTTATTATAATGGGGAGGATGATTAACTAAATCAATCTCTTTATTATAAGAAGGAGCTAAATCTTGATTTGCTTTATTCCAATTATATAATTCATCTTGTAGTTTCATGCATTACCTACAGTCTTAGTCCATGAAGATAAATTGTATAAAGTTTTATTTTTATCTTTAGCTATCTTATTAAAATCTGATTCAGATATTCTATCCATTTCATCTGCTACTCTTTTAGCAAACTCAGTATTAGTATTTAATAAATTAAAACAAGTTATTAATGCATACATAACATCTTTAAGTTCATCTTGTTCTATATCTTTTAATTTTTCTTGAGGCATTACTATAGCATTAACATCTACTGTATGATTCCATTTGTTATTTTTAAAGTTGGGTTTTAAAACTATAGCTATATCATCATTTATTAAACTATCATCATTAACATTTTTTTCTTCTACGAAATCTTCTAGCATAATTTTTTTCCTTTAAAGGGTATAAAAGTTTGTTTAATTTCTATTTGTTCTTTTTCATTAAGCCACTCTATTGGAATTTTTTTTGTTGAATATAAAAAGTTATGTTTCTCACACCAACTAGCATATGTTGATTTAGATTTTTTACTTAGCTTAGATCTACAATTAGTAAATACAAATCTAATATCTAACTCAGGATGTTGCTTCTTTATAAGAATATGTTTTCTTCTATCTTGTGCTGTGAATAAACCTTTAGTTTCTATAATAATTCCATTGGGCAATAAAAAATCAGGTGTATATTTTCTGTAAGCTAAGTCCTCCCATTCTATTTTTATTGGTTCATATTTAACAACTACATTATTAGATAGTAATTGATCTTTAACCATTACTTCTAAACCACTTCTAAATCCTCTATTTATTTTTTTTCTACTATACATTAGTAAGTTCTGTATAACATACCATTGGAGGCTCTTGTGCTTGTGATACTACTGATGGTCTTTCTTTTAAGTTAGGCCAACAACTATGTCTATAAGAACAAAAAGAACATTCAATACCTAGCTTCCTATTACCACTAGGTTTTTTTCTATATGTTTCAGGCACATCTTCATAGCATCTTCTAAATTTATTTGTTTCTAAATCTTTAATAAGTTGTTTAGTTTTAACAACAAATTTATTTGTATCTATTTTTCCATTACTAGATACATGTTTAAAATGTCCTGTAGCTTTGTTAATTACCCACCAGCCATTAGGTTTTTTGCCCATAGCTTTAGCATAACCTGCTAATTGAGCTACATAACCAAAGCTATCTTTATCTGCAAGAGTTTCATAATCTTTAAATTTATTTTGATATGACCAAGGACTAGCAGATTTAATATCATCAACCATATCATCTATAATAATATCAGGAGTACCCTTGATCTCACCTGAATCTCCAAGATCAAGGGTTACATGCTCTCCATCTTTGTAACTTACACCTGCTGCTTTTAATAAACCTTTAAAGATAGCTTCAACTATATCTCCTAACATCATATTAATAACAAAGTTAGTTGTTGGTGCTATAGCTTTCTCAGGTTCATTCTTATCAAACCAAAGTTGACAATAACTTCTACCAATATTAGACATTCTTAATCTAAATTTAGTATCTCTTTTATCAACAAATTGTTTGATAAGTGCAGTACGAACATCACTTGTAATTTGATCTATAATCTCTTCAGATAAAATAGAGTCAGCATCTTTTACTTTACTTAAGTATTGATGTACTGCAAGCTCAGTAGGGTTATTCATTATGCAGCTTCTTCTATATCAACAAACTCATCTACTACATTTTTAACATCTTTATCTGCTTTACCTTTTATAATATCCTCATGAGTACCTATTACCCAATCATTATAATTCTTTAACCACTCATTAAAATCTGCAAAAGTTTCTTGATCTTTTGTTTCTAGCTCAATAACTTTAGGTACTAACTCTACTGTAGGTAAATAATATTTAGCACCAGTAGGTATTGTTCTTTCTTCTGTACCTAACTGTAAAAAATGTTGGGGTAATATTCTATTTTGTTTTGCCATTTGTCCAATAGGTGTACCCATTATTTTAAAAGCATCACGATTATCTACTTCCCAAATAAAAGGTATAGCTTCTTGAGGATCTACATCAAGACCTTTTTCATCTACTGCATTATCAAATGTAACTTCTCCTAAAAGAACTCTAACTCTTTTAATGCTTTTAATTAAATCTTTTGTTGCTTGAGGTAAGCTTTGATAGTCATCAATCCAACCACTAGATTTACCACAATTAAAACCACCATCAGTATCCCTAAGATCAGACTTTAAATCATTAGCCATAACAGTTTTAACGTATCTGTTTTTAGTATCCCCATTACCTTGTACAAATTTTTTATACATAAACTTTTGATTAAACAATCTGATCTTGGGATTAGTTTGATAGATTTTTTCTCCATCAGAAAGTTGTAATACATAACTACCTGCATCAACAACTTCTACTTTTTTTGTTTTACCTTTAATAACAGTCTCACCTAATACACCTGCATGATCTATTTTAAGTCTAGCTAATGTACTGCCTTGTTTTTTTACAGCTATATCTGCTGACATACCCATTGCTTCTGCTAATTGATTAAAGTTATTTTGATTTGTTAATGTTAAGTCTGACATATGTTTGTAACTCCTTATATATTTTCCTGGTCTAGCCAGTTGTTACCTATTTTTGCGTCTAATATTAATGGCACATTAAAATCTACATACCATTTCTCTTTAATTAAAGGTACTAAATTACCTTCTATCTCTTTTATAATAGCATATATTTTAGATACTTCACTAGGGAATACATCTATTACTATACTATCGTGTACTGTATTTACAATTACACTACGTAAGTCCTTAAGTTTCTTATAAAATTCTACTAATACAAGTGGTACTATGTCAGCCGTGGCTAATGATTGTACAGGATAGTTTTTTATTTGTGTAAAGTAAGTTACTGATCCATCTTTTTTTCTTTCTACATTAGGAAATGAAAAACGTCTACCAGTAAAAGAATTAAGATAACCATCACGTAAAATAGATTTAGCTAAACACTTATGCCAATTAGCAATACCTTTATACTTCTCTAAAAAATGTTCATAGTATCTAGCTTCAGCTTTAGTCCTACCATAACCTGATGCTCCATACAAAGGTGCAAACGTATGTGCTTTAGCTACTTGTCTAGTAGTAGGTTGTCCTGCATCACTAATAACTTTAGCAGTATAAGCATGTACATCAAACCCTTCAGTTACTTCTTTAATAGCTACAGGATCTTGACTTAGAAATGCAGCAACTCTAAATTCTAATTGTGCAAAGTCAGCCTCTAATATTTTTCCATTATTAAATCTAGATACAAATACTTTTTTAACAGGAAACGTAGAACCTCTAGGCATATTTTGCATATTAGGATTAGCACCACTAAATCTACCTGTAGCAGTTACGTGTTGATTAAGTCTTACATGTAACTTGCTATCATCTTTAATAAAGTTTTGAATACCATCTACAAAGTTTGATAAATAACTATTAATAGCTGATAATCTTTTAAGTCTACCTAAAAATATTTTAGCTTCTTTCATATCTTTAGTAGATGCAGATGCCTCTAATAATTCTAGATTACCTTTACTTGTACCAAATCCATTAGCAGATGCCCACTTAGCAGATGGTGGATTAAATTTTAAACCTGCAATATCTTTAGTATCTTTATATACAAGTCCATTAATACATGATGGACATGTAGTAGATCGTTTATATAACGAACCATTCTTTTTAGTTTTATAAAAATGACCTTTACCTTTACATGAAGAACATTGCTCTGCTTTAGTTTTGTATAAAGTTTTAAAGTGTATAGATACTAACTTTCTAAATTCAGGTTTAGGTGTGTATTGATTTAGTGTAGATAAATTACCCCATGCTTTTTTATCAATTAGTTTTCTGCTAAACAAAACCCAAGACAATTGTTCAGGGCTACTTAAATTAACATTAGTATCACCCATTAAATGTTTACAGTATGAATTTAAATCTTTTTCTAAACTATTCTTTTCTTGTATAAAATCTTTACGAACTTCATCTAACTTAGCTGTATCAATTTTAAATCCTGATTGATACATACGAGCTAGTACAACAGTAACTTCATTTGTTAGTTGTATTGTTGGTGGATATATGCTACCCTTTAGTCTTTTAAGTTGGTTTTCATACACGTCTTTTGTTGCACCAAGATCATGTTTTAAATAAGTTTCAAGCTCTAATCTAGGTATTTCTCTTGTACTATATCCTTTTTTAAAATACTCTTTAAGTGTGTCATCTTTCTGTGTATTACATTCGTATCTTTCAGCAACAGCTTTAAGTCCTAGTGGTGCTGTAATACCAGCTTGTAATATATATTCAGCAAGCATAGTATCAAACACTTTACCTTCATATGTAAAACCACTTTCCCATAACCATAGTAAATCGTGAGATATATTGTGACCTATAAGTAATGTTGTTTTATTTAAGTAATCTTGTATAGCAAACTTATTAGATATAAGATCATCATCTCTAGTAGTATCCATGTGGTCGAAAATATAAGTGGATGGATTTTTAGCAGCCAATGGCTGAACACCAACCATAACCAAAGAATTACTCCTCTCGAATGGATCAAGGTGTAGCTTATTGTTTCTAGTTGTTGTTGTATTTTCAACATCTAATATTAATTCCATATGTTATCTTTCTTATTAAGATGAGTATTCACCTGTAGTGTAATCAAATTCACAATTCACAATTCTATGTACACCTGATATTTTATTCTTTACTATATTTAAATACCTCATACCATCATCTTCTGTTTGATCATTCATTGGTGGATTCCTAGCTATTAAAATCATTAAGTCTGATTCACCAGCTAATCCTGTCTTACTACCTTCTATCATTGCTTGACTTAATACTATCTTACCTTCAGCTTCTGCTGATAATTGTGTACAGTAAACAACTAAACATCCATATGTTTTACCAATATTCCTAGCATATATTGCATTAGCTTTTAATGCCTCATGATTATTAGTAGATGCACCTTCGTCTGAAAACTTACTACCTATATCCATGATTACAATATCAGGTGTAAACTTTTTAATAACTGATTCTGCCCAACTCATTGTTCTACCTGTTGCATCTATAAATTTAATATTACTTTTTACAGAATCATATACTTCATGTGCTTTCTTTTTATCAGCAATAATCTGTTCCATTGTCATACCTGTAGCAGCAGTCATATATCTAGCAGCAATACGTTCAGGTTTTTCTTCATTACATAACACTAATATGTTTGCACCTTGAGATGCCCAACCATTAGGTGCTGCACATAAGGTTGCATGAAAGCTAGACTTACCCACATTAGATCTTGCACCTATAGTATATAGCATACCACTATCAAGTCCTTGAACTGCTTGATGTAAGGATCTAATATTAAAAGCCCATCTACTATTAGATGAATTACTTTCTAATAGATTATCAATTGTGTTATCTATTACATCTACTTTTATAGATGGTATAAAATTATCTTGATGTGAAGTAATAATATCTCTTAAGGGTTCTAAACTTTCTACATCACCATTTACATATGAAAAACCTAAGTTAGCAATTAACTCACCAAGGTATTGTCTATACATAATACTTATTAAATCTTCAGCTACATCAGATTTAATTGCTGAAGTATTTTTTAATGCAGTAAAATGTAAATCATATTGATGTTTTTGTGAGGTAGTTAATGTAGGATTCTGTAAAAAAAATAAGGATCTAACTTCATCTAAAGTTAAATCCCTATCATATTTATCTATAGCTTTATCTATTACATTTTTTATTTTTCTTAAATCTTTAGTAAAAAAATTATCTGGGTATGTCTTACCTTTTTTTTCTATATAAAATTGTTTATTTAATAAACTCTTTATGAGGGAAAGTTCCATTAAAATCCTTTATAGTATTAGTTAAAAATAATATATCTTCATCCTTTCTATATTTTATATCATCTAAAAGTTTAAGTGCTATTGCTTGCACATTATTTGCTTTTAATATTTTTGTATACTCTATAGTTTTAGCTGCTGCATCAGGATCAAGTGCAACTATTACACGTTTAAAATTCCTTAATGCTTGAACATGATTTGCATTAAGTGACGTACCTAATATAGCTACACCAGTAGCACCTAATGTTTCTACGACACATGCACTAATAACATCTTCAACTACAATAGCTAATTGATGTTGACCTCTAATAAAACCTTCAGCATATGTACCATATCGTTTCCATTTAGGTACAACACTATCATCAAGTGCTCTACCTACAGCATCTACTATTGCTCCATTATCTTGTACAGAAAATACAATTCGATCTTCTTTAATATCATAATATAAATCTAAGTCTGCTGCCCAAAGTCCATAGCTATCACAGAATTCATATATTAATGCATCATTTGAATTACCATCATAAGCTGTGTAAGGAACTAAATATTCAGGCATTACAAATACTTCAGGTAGTTTTACATTAACATCATTAGAATCTTTATCTATTTTAAATTCTTTCATGCGTTTCCTTATTTCATCAACTGACATATGTATATTTGTAACACCTGCTATCTTACAAGAATTAGCATAACAATTCCATAATAACTTTCCTGCATTATTAGTAGCAGTAAATGTATTAGATCTATTACACTCAGGACATTTACCTCTATGCTTATCACCATCTGATAAATCTAAGTCCTGTACATATTGTTTAACATTCACTTCATTCCTTCCATAATTTTATTATTAGGAAAATATTTATTAAGTACAGTTAATTGATCTTGATACTTAGCTATTTTATTTAATTCTTCTTCTATAGTTTCTACAATACTAGAGTGTTCACCTACACCTACAGATCTTTCCATCATTAACATTACATTAGTTTTATGTTTAGCTATCTGTCCTTGTGCATGATTATATAAAGCACACTTAATTTCTTGAACGTGATCTATCATTACTATCCCCTTTATTATTTAATAGTTTCTTAAAACAAGATTTACATACCCAACCAGTAGGTATTCGTCCTCCACCATATTGCATTTGTTTGAACTCATTACAAGTTTTACAATACATTCTAGGTTGATTCACCCTCTACCTCCACAATGAGGTCGCCTACTAAATATATTATGAACATTAATTTTATTAGCCATGCCTATACCATAAACATCTTCTCCATTTTCTAAAGGTCTAAAGTATCTTATCCTACACTCTCCTTTTTTAGGGTTCTCTATTTCCTTTATAATCAATATGCCTTCTTCAACTAATTGTCTGCAAACATATCTTAAAGAACCTGTCCTGACTCCAATAGCTAGACCTAATTCTGTACTAGTCCAGCCCTCAGTTCTATTATTATTTAATACTTCATCTTTAATTTTTTTATGAACATTATTAACTCTTGGCATTTAACCTCCTAAATTTCTTTTAGATAAAGCTTCTGTCGCACTAGTCAATGTATTTTTTAAGTAAGGTGTAAGTGACTGTGCATTGGCATGCCCAGTCACAGACATGATTTGTGGTAGTGGTACACCTGCATCTACCATTTCTGTAGTAGCAGTCCTTCTCATATCCATAGCTTTAAAGTTAGGTAGTCCAGCAACTTTTCGTATTTCTCTAACTTTATTACCAAATAAAATTTTATCATATGCTTTTGTACTAATTTTATTATAAATAATTTTAGGAGCTATATAACTTTCATTATTATATTCATGAACAGAAGCAAAATCATTTTCTTGTTGTACTAAAATCTTATGTAACTCATCTGTTGTAGGTAAGTATACTTTAGCTCTACGTTTAGATTGTTCTAATGTAAGAACTTGATTGTCAAAGTCATAGTTTTTAAATTGTAAAGTCCTCATGTCACCTAGTCTTTGACCCCAAGTATAAGCCATATGAACTATGACACCTATGTTTCTCCACTTAAACTCTGAGTAAGCTGTATGTATAAACTTATATATGTCTTCTTTACTTTGTACTTCTTTCCTGGGCCTATGATTTAACTGTACAACTCCTGAAAAAGGATTAATATTTACATAGCCATTCTGGATTCCAAAGTTAAATAACTTAGACATAACAGCTTTACAATGATTAGCAAAAGGGATACCCCTTTCAGCAAGGGAGTTGTAAATTCCCTGTGCTTTAGGAGTATCTAAATGTTTTATAGGTACATGTATGTACATTTTATTATCAAGCATAGTGTTCCATACTGCTTCAATACAATACTTATAATCACGTTTAGTATTAGTACTTAAATGTTTATACACTAATGAATCATAGTAAACTGCAATAAGTTCTTTAGTATTAGTACTCATAGCAATCCTCTAATTATTTTTTCAGGATCAGGTTTATATACAGTTATATCTTTTACAAATTCTAAACTTTGTATAGCATTAAATATTTCAGCATCTCTTTCATCATAATGAACTAAGTTGTCATCTACTTTTACAATTAATAAAACTTGTGACATACACAACCTCCTTAAACAGTTTCAGGTACACATAAGTTTTTAAACTCTTTTGACTGTAAAATATTTTGTGATCTATTTTCTAAAGCCAAAGTCCTACCAAAGACATTATTACTTTTCTGTTGTCTATCAGTTAAGTGTGATGATAGATGAGTAACAACCTGTAACATTCTATAACCTGTATTACCTAAGTGACTATACTGGTGATAAATAGCTTCAACTCTTTCTAAATCTTTTTTACTTGAAGCAACTACATTTTCTAAAAAGTCCATAGCTTTATCTGTAGATACATGTTGCTGTTGCATAGTCCTCATTAACTCAGCTTCTTTATAAACATTATCCATGATCTCTGTAATCTTCTTACTAAATGTTTTAGCATCATCAAAGGTAGTATGTTTACTAGCTATAGTAGTTTGATTAGATATACTTAACATACCATTAGTACATGCAAGTCTAAGTATTTCTACAGATACAGAACTCTTACAACTTTGATTATGTGAATCTCTGTAAGTCATACGAACACCAGCAGGTTCTCCTAATACTTTTTGCATATCATATTTCTTAAGATTAAACCTAGCTTGTAGTACACTACCTTTGTTATATAGCCTAGGTGAACCAGTAATTTCAGATACATCTATTACATCTGACTCTTCAACACGTTGTCTAAAAGGTTCATATCTATCTACAAAGTTAGTAGCTTTATGTTTACTTCCTGAGTTACATATAAAAGCACCTGTATCTGGGTGAACCCAAGTATACATATCTTCTACTTGTCTATCCATTACATTAACAGCATATGAATTTATAAAAGGTTTTTTAACTGGTGTGAAGTTTGCTTCTTGTGGTAATGTTGGTAATCCCATGTCTTATCCTCTCTGATTAAAAAATAAATTATCTTCTCGTTGTTTCATCAACTTATCAAAGTTCATTGCTGCTAACTTGTCATCAAAAATTCTATGTGTATTCCATACACTATATTTATCAGTATAC